GAAAGTTTATTTTGTAGTATTATTATTTTTAGTATTATTATTTACTGACTTTTAAATTTTACACTTATTATTATATATATCTAAATATCCTAAATATGTATTTGGTTGTCTGTTGTCCCCTCTTGCTAATTCACCAATCTTAGAATACTCTTTATTCATTTTTTTTTTATATTCAGGGTTTAATCCATATTCGAATTGAGTTAAATTTCCATTACTTTGAAAAGAATTCGGTCCATAACACCGAGATTGATTATTTATTATTTGAATGGGCATCATTTTATAATAAGGTATTTTATTTTTTTTTTAAAATAATTGTTGAAACTCCAAATTTATTAGTAATTATTTCGGGGGTATAATCTTTTAATAAATTAGAACCATATTGCTGTTTTACTTTTTCTTTCATTTCGGAATTACTTAATGTACTTAATTTACTTAATTTACTTAATTTACCAAATTCAGTCTGAGAAAATATATTATTCATAAAGAATGAACTTGTCTCTGATAAAGGAAATTTATTATAAATATCTTTAATTCTTTTTAAATCGCTGGAATCTATTTTATTTGCAGCATCTCGAATTTTATTTTGAAATCCCGAAATAGTATCCGAGTCGGATGGACCAGCTTCTCCGTCCTTTATAATCGTTAATTTAAGATCATCCATTACTTCGGAAATGTCATCCGCGAATCCATTGATAGATAAATTCGCTTCAACAAATGATAATTCTCCATTTTTATTAACTAAATAATAATAAGATACTTTATCTTTACTTATACTTTCGATAAGTACTGGACAAAAATTAAATAATTCCTTATAACCATTTTGTACTTCACAGTTTTTTTGTATATTAATTGCTACAAGTAATGGGTAAAGCCAAGATGGGTTTATATTATCATTTTTGTATTCATTTTTAACTGTATTAAATACATTATTCATATCTAATCCGTCATTATTATCTGAAAACAATTTTTCACCACTCAATACATTATCATTATACGATTTTTTTACGTCATCTGAACTTATCTCAGTATCTTTACCACACTCCTCCGAGTCCACTTGATCGATTGTTTGAGGAAAATTTTCTAATGGTTCTTTTGAATATACCCATTTATCTGATTTTACTATATAATACCAAAATAATACACTTTCGCCTTGTATTTTATGTATAACATATTTTTTACCAGAACAAAAAGACCGTAAATCTTTTTCAGTCAATTTTCTTGTTTCTATTTTTTCTAATTTAGTGGGGGTTTCTGAACCTAAACATTCTTTAATCTGTGCAGTACTTAAATTTGCTAACATCCAATTAATTATCTCTTCTTCACTTTTATCTTTAAAATATTCAGCTGTTTGTTCACCAGACATTTATTATTATATAATTTTTTATTTATTTTTTTAAAACTTAATTAATTTTATTTAAGTTTAGTAATTTTATTTAAGTTTAGTAATTTTATTTAAGTTTAGTAATTTTATTTAAGTTTAGTAATTTTATTTAAGTTTAGTAATTATTTTGAGCTTCAATAAATACAGAATTAATTGTTTTAGAATCCATCAATTGTAATTTATCAATCATTGACTCTGGAAATATATTATATTTATATATTAAATCATATATTTTCTCATTCATAATTTGTTTCGCTTCGATGTTTTTTAACATTTTTTGTAATAATTTCTTTTGCTTATTATCAGTTTTATCTGATTCAGATATATCTTTTAGACATTTCATCAATTTTATTTTTCCCGCAAATTGTTTATCAACTAAATATTTAAGAGTATTTGTTCCCGTTTTTTGAAGTATAGTTGTTTTAAATTTACTTAATTGGGAAAAATTGTTTGTTATATTAATTAAATCTGTGCGTATATCTGGGTCTACTGGAATATCCTTAAAAATTTTATTATTATTCCAACACTTTATATTTTCTAATAAATTTAAATTTGAATCTATTTCAGGTTCAATAATTATCTTGGGAGAATCAGTATATTCTTCCAGTATTCCATAATCATTAACTCCCGCCTCAGTAAATTTTATAGGAAAAATGTTTGGATATGAATATTTTCTATCTATAATATCTGAGTATGTTATTTCACTTGGTATAGAATCACGTAGATATATTTCTAATGTTGCCGGATTTTTATAATAAATCTGATATTTACCTCCACCCGTTGGCTTAATATTTTCTTCCAGTCTAACAATATTTCCAAATTTATTTAATTCACAATCATATGAGGTTTCACGTAAGGTTTCTTCAAATTCATTATTGATTTGTGCTTTTTTAAGAGCACTTGTCAGCATTTTTTGTTCAATAGTAATACTTTCAAAATTCTTCATTCTTTTCTTTCCAAATGTATTAAGTAACATCTCTTCAACATCTGGATCCGGATTTAATGGTAATATAGAATAATGTCTAAATATATCTGTATATTGGTCAGGTAAAGGTAATCTTGAATGACTACAAAAACGAACTGCTCTGGCTAAAATTTGTTCTATTCTGGCTTCATTCCACCAAGGGTCAGTAATATGAACTTGTTTAACATTTTTAAATGATACACCTTCCATGATAGATCTAGTTCCAAGTATAACTTTTAATAATGAACCATCTCTATTTTCAAATGAATTATATGTACTTTTCGCTTTTGAAATTAATTCTTTTTGAGAACTTGTCTCAGAACTCCATATAAAATAACGTCCGCGACCCTTATCTTCTTCTGGATATTTTGTAAGACCACATGCATTTAGAATAACACTTAATGCTTCTACACCAAATTGTAACCAATTTGAAAATATAAACACTGGACCATCACAGTTTAAAGTCAAGTCTGTTATACTGACAAATTTTTGTGAATAACCTTTCTCTCTTATATAATTTAATACTTCTTCTGAACTTTTACTTTTTAATTTTTTTAATTCTTTTTTAAATGTATCCAGACCAGATTTTGCAAGAGTTTCACTTTTTTTAGTAACAAGTGAATCTATGATATCACTTTTATTTAATGGAAATACTATATTTGAAAATTGTTGAGTTGTTACATATATACCAGAAATTTTATCATCTTTTACATCAGTATTATCAGATAAAATAAATTCATCTTTCGAAAGAACCTTCGAATATACGTCAGTATCTTTTAGTAAATCACTTTTTAATGCATTTATATACATTTCTTTCTGTTGCTTACTCATAATGTGCTCTAATGTTATAATTCTCTTATATGGATATGCATTGGGATTTCCTCCTTTAAAATATGATACATATCCTGAACACATATAAGATAATAGTTCTTTATTTATAAGACAAGAATTTAGTGTAATCCAGTTTTGTCCTTTAACACGATTACATTTTCCATTAGCATCTATTTCTCCCAGAAAGAATGAATAAAATTTATCCTTATTTAATGGAAATACAATTCGTGGTTTGAGTAAATTCATTGTTAATGCTAATTCATATGGATTATCATAAATAGGAGTAGCACTTAGTAGTACAATTCTTAAATCTGGATGAAAATATTGATACACCGCAGTAAATAACTTTTTATAAAGAACACCTTTTTCACTTACAAGTCTTTGTATCTCATCTATAACTAATAAACAATTATTATTTAATAAAGGACTATTCTTATTTGTTAAATACTCCATTTTTGTCCATTTTCCATCTTTTGTTATATTAAATAGTCTATTAATAAATTTATCATGACCAATAATTTCAAACACTTTTGAAACTTCTGATAATATTTTTACTTTAAATTGTGTAAATTTTGCGTTTGCTATATTTAATTCATTTTGTATTTTACTGAATAATTTTTTTTCGTTACTTAAATGTTCGTTACTTGAATCTTCTTTATTAAGTAATAACTTAGTGATTTTATCAGATGATTTATTTAATTCTTTTCTTTTGTTATTATAATCTAATTCAAGAAATTGTAAAATCAGTTTATCATTTACATTAGTATAAAAATCTCTTTTTCCATTTATAACACATTGTGAAGTACACGACCATATTTCCCCATTTCTTAATTCTCCTATAATTTCCTCATAATATTGATCAACTAAGGGTGCAGGAACAACATAAAGTAATTTTTTAGGACTGGTTTTTTTAAAAGCCTCTCCTATTACTAAACTTGTACATGTTTTACCAGAACCGAGACCGTGAAATATCAAAGAACTTTTTATATTCGTATCTGGATTTATTATTTGTCCCATAAATTTCTGTTGAGGTTTTAACGAAAATTCTTTTGGATCACATATTTCTTCATTACTTTGTTTAATATAATTATTACTAAATGAATATGGACTATCTCCATCAAATTTTGAATCTGAATAATTCTCTTTAATAAATTTTAAAAAATCTTCATTATTAAAATAATCTAAATTGTCTAAATTATTGAAAAATTTCTTTGAACATTTAATATTATATTTTGTAGATAATTCTTCATTTGGATAATAATATTGTAAACATGTATTTGACATTAAAATATAATATTATTTTAATTATTTATTTTAATCGGATACTGATTAAAATAAATAATTAATAAATTGTTTATGGTATTTTTATTTAATTGTGTCAATTAAATTAATTAATTTAATTAATTCTTTTTTAATATTTAATAAAAAATCATCATCGCGAACTTTATACTCCTTGTAGACCTTATAATTTGGATTACGTATTAACCATTTATCTATTTTAGAATTTAGAGGTGCGTTTTTACCGTATTTTATACTCGTATTTTCAATATTTATAACAGGAACTCTAAAATCGTCATTAATCTTAATTTTATTTTTATGTTTTTCACTATTTAAATGTTTCGAGTACCATATATTGTTCAGATATGTTTTATCACATATTTTACAAACATATTCCATACTACTATTATCTATACAATTTACACTTTGTCCACTTTGTTCTACCTGTAATTTATGTTTCTTTGTTTTAATATGTTTTGTGAAGTTTTTGCTACAATAATTAAAATTGCAATATTCACATTTAATCATTAATATTTATTTATTTTAATTATTATAAAAAGAAATCGCATAATTAATTATTAAAAACGACGGACCATGACCAAATTCCCGTCGCCAACGCTTTTTTATATTTAAGTGTATTCGTAAACCTTTTTAACTGATTATAATCTTTTGCATAATAAATAATTGTATCTTTACCATATTTATCAACTAAATATACTGGGTAATTAGATATACCACTAGGTTTTTTAAATACAGATATATCTTTTTTAGGATTTTTAATATATAATTCTAAAATATCTTTGAGCTGTAAAGGAAAAATTACACCATTATATGCTTTATAAAGAATATAATCATTTATTTTATAAGCCTCTTCATTTAAATTTTTTCCAAGATAAAATCCCCCACTCCTAAATGTTCCTTCTGGTGCTCCGGATAAACTATTTCCATTTAATCTATATTTAAACATCCTCCCTTTTGGATATAAAAAAATATCTTGAATACTTCTAAGTGATACCCAACCATCTTTAATCAATTTATCTAAATATAAATTTTCAAATTCACTATCATTATTAACTTTACTTTGAACACTTATATAAGTATTTGGATTATAACGTTCATCATGTATTGTTTTAGGATCTGGTATTCTTGAGTATAATTGTAGATCTGTTCTAATATTACTCATTTATTATTATACAATTTTTTTTTTAAGTTTATTTTTTTCTAATAGAAACTGTCATCTTTTTAGGTAATAAAGACTTCCTCTTAGGAGACTCTGACTTTTTTTTAGAAGATACAAGACTTACGGGTAATAACGACTTCCGCTTAGGAGACCCCGACTTCCGCTTAGGAGACCCCGACTTCCTCTTAGGAGACCCCGACTTCCGCTTAGGAGACCCCGACTTCCGCTTAGGAGACCCCGACTTCCGCTTAGGAGACGCAGACTTCCGCTTTGGAGACGCAGACTTCCGCTTTGGAGACGCAGATTTTTTTTTACATTCTGTATCTAAATGTTTTTTAAGTTTAATATTTATTTTAGAATATGAATCAGTTGGATTATTTCCTAAAAATATATTTTTTAATTCTGATTTAGAACTTGGTTTTTCTGTATACGATTTCCAAACTTTATCTTTTATTGATGGTGTAATTACACTTGACATTTTAATATAAATAAGTATATTAATTTAAATTAATGAACCACAAATTAAAATAAAGTAAATTAAAATAAAGTAAATTAAAATAAATGATTAATTATATATGGAAATACTTCAATATTTTCCTCCTGTGAACTATGAAATACAAGATGTATTTACAGAAATAAAATTGGCTTACTCCGATAATTATAAAAATCCATTTAATAGTGATATACAAGATTATTCTATATTAATTTCTTTAAGAGAAGTTAGACACGAATTAAATACAGAAAAACAGATAGATAATTTTATAAATAAACTTTATTATTTAAATATACATTGGGGTATGTCTGGATTAAATATTCTTAATATAAATTTACAAAATTTAATTAATTTACAAGTTCAAAATATTCAAAAACAAAAAGAATTAATTAAGTTTTCACAACAAATTGATAGCAATTTGATGACTGACGAAATACATAATTTAACTAATAATTTAACAAATTTACAAACATATAATACTGATAATATTGGTGTTAGTGAAGTTTCAAAATTATTTAATCAATTAAAAGTTAAAAATAATTCCAAATCAAAAAATCAATATTTACCATCAAGTAGAAAAAATCAGTTTAAAAAAAAAAGACCAAAATAAAAGAAAATAAAAGAAAATAAAAGAAAATAAAAGAAAATAAAAGAAAATAAAAGAAAATAAAAGAAAATAAAAGAAAATAAAAGAAAATAAAAGAAAAAAATAATATTAATTTATTTTTCCAATTTAAATTTCATTCCAATTAATTTTTCATAATCACTTAATGTTCTATTAGTACCAAGGGTGAATTTGTCGCAGTCAATTAATAATTCTTTTGGTAATTTAATATTACTCGGCAATGTTCCTAAACGATAATGAATTCTTAATCTTGAACATAAAGTTATATTTTTATTATACCCTTTACCTTTTTTTTCCCAGAATGTTTCCCGATAACCTCTATCAAAATTTGTATATGCAATTGGATAATTTGGAGAATAGAAATTCCAATTTCTTGTGTATAATCTTAAACAAATATCCATTTCCTCTCCAAAAAAAACATCTGGTGTATATGGGTCGATGGGGGCATCTTTACATATATCTCCACCCGAAAAGGAGAAACATCCGCTCCACCCATTGCTTTTAAACGGTTGTTTGTATTTTTTATGTGGATCAATATATTCTGCATTAATTCTTGTAAAACCATCAAGTGCACATATTCTTGATACATTTAATGGACCTCTCAATTTTGAAGAAGTTTTATTTTGTCCAATCTCATAATCTGGTAAATATTGAGTTAAACAACTATTATGTGGTAATTTTTTTAATGATTTTTTTAATTTATAATCCCAATCTTTTTCAACCAAAGTATGAGAGTCAATTTGTAAATAATATTCTTCTGAATTATAATTCTGTTGAATAAGATGACGGGCATATGTAGGTCCTCTGGCATCTAAATAAGAAATTCTATTTACAAATACGACAGATTTATATTCATCAGGTAAATTATATAAAGCATCTATATCCTCGTCTGAATTTTGTTGACATACATATATTCTTAAATTTTTCCAATTATTACTATTTAATATTATATTTTTAATTGTGTTATTGCATTCTGGATCTCGATAACTGGCTAAATTTATAAATATTAAATTGTTTTTTTTACTGTCTGGTAAATTTGTATAATTTGTTAATTTGTAATCATTTTTAAAATTTTGAAAATATTTTAGAGCAGCGGTTCTATGTTTCCACCTAATTGGAATACTTAATAAATTGAAATCTTCTTCTGTCATGCTCATATAATTGCTAACATTAACAAAATAACTGTTTTTTAATATTTTCATAATTATAATAATTAACACAATAATTATAATAACAAATATAATTGTATAGATCATTAATTTATATAAATATAAATTAAATTAATTTATTCCGTTTTAATATAAAATAAAAATATTAATTTATAATATATCAATGAGATTCGACACTGAAAATTATTCAGATGAACCAAAAAAATATTTAAATAATATATCTAATTACATTAAGACACAAAATAAACAATTAGAACAAAAATCTAAAACAATGGAATACATATTACTTAAATTTACAGAAAATTTAAAGTTAAATTTAACAAAAATTGGAAATTTAGAAGAAATAAAAACAGACCTAGAAAATAAATTAAATAAAGACCCGAATAACACTGATCTACTTGAATCTATTGATAATATTAAAGAATCTGAAAACATTGAACTAAATACTTTATACAATATTGAACGGGAGTTAAGAAACACCGAAATAAATTGGGAAAATAATAAGAATGATTTAATTGAAGATTTAAAAGAGATTGAAAAATTAATACAAAATTATATGTTAAAAACATATTCTATTATGGGTGACACGGAAGTTTTATTAAATACGGTTAATGATCAATTGGTGATGAATTTAAGTCGTGGACTATCTAACGACGATTCTATGGAATTAATTAATGAAAATATGAAAAAAAAAGAACTTTTAACTAATAGTATTGAACCTGATTCAGATTCAGATTCAGATTCAGATTCAGATTCAAGCCACAGTTCGGAAGTAAAAATTGGAAATGATTTAGAGTATTTAAATTTAGAAGAGGAACAATCTCATGATTCTGATTCAAGTGAAGGTTCAGATTTAAACATTGGACAAGAACAACTCAGTGACTCAGACTCAGACTCAGACTCAGACTCCGATTCAAGTGAAATTTCAAAATTTAATATAAAAGATACAACAGATTCAGAATCAGAATAGGCGCGAAGACGGACTAAATTAATTTACCGTTTTCAATGCATCTATTATACTAATTACTTTATTTATAGTTGGTGTGCAAACATCTACTGTTGCACTAATTGTTGTTTTTGTTGGAATTTTTAGTTTTAATTTATTTTTAACTATATAAGTAATAATTCCTCCCACTGCTGATTTTGGAGTCACAGCTTGTAATTCAATACTATATTTATTATATAATTCATTACACATAGTTGAGACTTGAAATTTCAATTTTAATAAAGAACAATATTTTATAAATGAATTGGAATCTTCTACTTGGACACCTTTATATGTTAAATTATCATTATTAACAACATCAAATAGGACTTTCTCTCCTTTTGACAAAGTTTTAGATGAACAATTAAATACTTCTTGGATTTGTTCTCTTTCAATTGGTAATTTGTGATTAATGCAAGAATGATATAAACATGCGGCGATTAAACCTTTTCTAACAGACGCTCGTGTTAATTTACCCGATTCCATATATTGATGCCAGAAATTTTTTGCTGTATCTATAACAACCTGATTTAAATTTAATAATTCTGCTGAATGCTCGAAGTCTTTACCAACTAACCAATATGTTTTTTGTTTATGATTAAATGTCATTTGTAAAGATAATTTACCAATTAATGTATTTGTATTGAATGCTAAATTCCCTCCTTTTGAATAAGGATTACCATCATCATAAACATCTCCTCTTTGTGTATTTGTACAATAATTTCCAGAAGTATCTTTATAATTATTCCATTCACTCGCGGCTGAAATGTTATAACTCGCCATTTCAGCTCCACATTTATTGCATACCCCCTCTGAATCTAATTCATGACAGCAACCAATTTCTTCTTGATTATTTTTCTCTTTTAATTTTTGTTCATCAATTTCGTCAAAATGTTGATATGCGTCAGCCCAAATGTCATCCATAGTATTTTTTACTTTATTATTATTTATTATTTATTATTTATTGTTTCTTAAACTTGTTTAAAATATGTTATATATAATAATTAATAATATTAAATGAATAATAGAGTAAACAATAAAGTAACTTTAATTTCTTTAACTTCATGTATTTTATCAGTTGACAATAATAAAAAAATATTAAATTTAGAAGTTATAAATGATAAATACATAAAACAAGAATCGTTAAATTTATTAGAATATATAAAAACTTTTTGGGTAGTTGCAAAAGAAAATAATGATTGTTATCATTTTATTATTAATATACACGCATTAGGTATTTATCCTTTGTCTTTATTTCAAATTATAAAAGATTGTTTAATAGAAATTGAATATATATTTAAAGAACATTTACATTCAAGTTGTATTATAGTTGATTCTCCGACTATTGTATCTATACTAAAACCGTTATTTAATATATATAAAACTTCAAGACCGTTTACTTTTGTTAAAAATTATGAGGATGGGTTAATGTTTATAAATAAAAATAAAATAAAATAAAATAAAATAAAATAAAATAAAATAAAATAAAATTAAATTAAATTATTCAGTTTATAAAATTCAATAACCTTACTGTTAATTTTAATTTTGTTTATTGCAAAATTTACTAAATATAATCCACCAAGAGTTTTAATTCTGGAAAGTGCAACATATATTTGCCCAGATTCAAATATATCATTACCAACATCTATAATTGCAGAATTAAGTGAAAGTCCTTGTGCTTTATGAATAGTAATACCCCAAGCTAAAATTATCGGAATTTGATTAATACATAATCCCGGGATATTATCACTCTTCCAAGAATGAATAGTTATTGTTCTTTTTGTATTTTTAAATTGAATTATTGGATTGTCATTTTTATCAAAATCTAAAACAACACCTTGACTACCATTTACTATTTCCGGGTCTATATTTGCTATACACATTACGAATGCACCTTTTTTAAGTTCTAATGTTTCCTCCGTTAATGTACTATCTTTAATATATTTATATTCAAATTCTTTCTCTTTTTCATTCATTGATTTTAATTTTTCTAATTGTAATTGAGATAAATTTTCTACATTTTCTGAATAATTTCTTTTATAATAAAAACTTTTACTTTTAATTTTTAATAAATATTGATTATTAATTATAGCAACTTTGTTCTTTGTTGGTAAAAGTCTTGTTATATTTTCATCTAATTCAACATTTAAATTTTCAATTAAACGTGATTCAAGTTTATTAATACCACTTCTAAAAATTTTTCCAATTCTTAAATTATTTAAAATTTTTTTATAAACTATATCATTTTGTCTATAAATAACAGTTAACGCATAAACAGAATTAAAACTTTTTAAAAATAGTTCATTTTCAAAACAAAATTTACTTTCTCCAATTGGAGGCAATTGAAAGAAATCACCAGACAAAATCATTTGAATTCCCCCAAATGGTTTATTATTTTTTAATATTTTTCTACCAATTGTATCTAATAATTCAAACATTTTATCAGACATCATACTAATTTCGTCTATAATAAGAATTTCTGTATTCAACCAGTTTTGTAATTTAAATTTACTACTTAGAACATTTTTAATAATCATATCATTATTTTTCTTACAAATTCCAACCCCCGCCCATGTATGTATAGTTGTAGCCTTGCACTCTAATAATAAAGCCGCAACGCCAGTTAAAGCCGTAACACATATTTTACGACCATGTTCTGTTGCGTGAGAATATATTTTCTTAATTAAATAACTTTTACCGGACCCTCCTGGTCCTGTTAAAAAAATATTTTCTGAATCAAGATATGAATCAAATACTTTCTGTTGAACAGAGTTCATTAATAATAAATACATTTAATCTTTAAATTAAAATTATTTAGTAGTAATGTTGGGCTGAAATTGTGATACTTTTAGAGTCTGGTATTTAATATTTAGAATAAATAATAATATAAATAATCCATACTTTCATTCGAATATTTATCAATAATTTGTTTTAATAAGGTTTTTTTATTATTAAACTGTATAATTTTATCAATATCTTTATGAATATTAAATATACTCATGTCGTTAAATATTCTTGATTTATTTAAAATATAATCTTGAATATAATGATTATCAATAGTTAATATATTATCACTATTAATTATTACTTTTAATAATGTATTATTCATTTTATAATGTATTATAATCTTATCTTCATTATTATTAATAATTAATTTATATTTATCAATTAAAGTGTAAAGTCTATATTCTAAATTAAAATATTTTAATTCATTTAATAATTTTCTATATGAATCTTTATTCATTAAATGAATTACTTATTTATTTTTAAATCAACAAATTTTATTCAGTACAATCAAGTACAATCAAGTACAATCAAGTACAATCAAGTACAATCAAGTACAATCAAGTACAATCAAGTACAATCAAGTACAATCAAGTACAATTAAAGCACGAATATAACTCGGAGTCAAACTCGGAGTCAAACTCGGAGTCAAATTTCATAAGAATACATTGAGTACAATCATTATTACTATCATTATTATCACAAAAATCGCATTCAAAAACTGTATTATTATATTCACATCCAGTACAATAATTAGTCTGGATGTAATTAATTAATTTACTTGGATCACTTATATTACAAGTATTAAATAAAATAGAATTATTATTACAATAAAATGCCGAAAACAGAGAAATTAAATATAGGTACATTACTTATATAGTTAAAATTAAACTTTTAAGTTATTTCACTTAAAAGTTTAATTTTAATAAATTGAATGAATGAATATTACTCCGGATTAATGTCTGGAATATCGCAAACATTAATCGGATATCCTTTTGATACAATTATTGTACATAAACAACTTAATAAATCATTAAAATTAAAAAATATTTATAGGGGAATACAATATCCACTATTAACGTCAAGTTTAATAAGTGGTATTTCATTTGGATTAAATAATAATATATATTCAGTAATTAATAATTATTATATATCCGGATTTATATCAGGAATAATTACAAGTTTTATCATAAATCCAGTTGACCTTTACAAAATTCGAACTCAATCAAATAAAAAATTAAATATTTCGATAAATACAGGTCTAAAACAAACCGTGATTCGTGAATCTGTTGCGAGTTCAATATATTTTGGTTCTTATTATTCAATGCGCGACAGAGATATCCCAGTTTTTATAGCAGGTGGTCTTGCGGGAATTCTATCATGGATTATAAGTTTCCCACTTGATACAGTTAAAACGCGAATACAATCGGGAGAATGTACTTCAATTTTAGATTGTTTAAAAAAAGGAAGATTATACTCGGGAATAAGTATTTGTATTTTGCGGGCTGGTTTAGTTAATTCTACTGGATTTTATGTATTTAATCACTTTCAATTAGACCAAAGAAATAATAATAAGACCTAATTCATAAGATTTAAGAATAGTATAATGGTTTTTTTCCCGAATAATTTCTAAGGTACTATTATTTTTCCAGAGTGAATGTAATTTTTCAATACTTTGCAAAGGAACAACTGAATCACCATTTGTCTGTAATCCTATATAAGTTTCTTGTGGAATACTACTTGAATTATTATTAGAATAATTTTTAGGTAAATGTCGTTCTGGTAAATCATCTAAATTATTTTTATAATCATAACACGTAGGAGTATTTAACCCTGTACATCCGACAATTATAGTTTCAATTTCTGGATTTATAAATGATCGTTCTTGTAATTCTAAATAAATATTAGAATCAAATTCAGACTTATAATTATTATTAATCATTTTTGGAATACTCTTTGCATTATAAGAAGTACTTTTATAAATCATTACAGGGTTTTCAAAGAACTTTTCATTTGGAAATGACAACATTGTTGAATCAAACTGTTGTGTATTTTCTGGACGTAATATTGTATTACCGGAGAAGAACTCTTTTAATGATAATGGAACTCCGCCAATTGTTGGACATACAAAAAGTAATTTATTTATTAATTTTTTTTCAGAAACATCAAGATGTTGAATAGCTAAATTTGCTATTACAGCACCAAAATCATATGCTATAATTACTGTATTTTTTTTAAGCAGACTTTTCAAATTTTCAACTATATTTTTTAAATTTATTTGTATAAAATTATAGTTAAGAGTATTTAATTTATCACCCTCAGTATATTTCAGCGCTTTTAACAATGTAATAACAGACCCAAAGTGTGTATTTTTATTTCTATCAACCGCCGTATAAACATTCTTTTTTAATTGATTACAATTATCAGGCCACACAATTGAATTATTTTGTTTTAAAGTACAATCACTTAAACCTGGGATTAAAATAATATTACTGTAAATTTCTGGTGTCCTTCCAATCAGTCCTTTTTCTGTTCCAGTATAATCTAAATGATTTGGTGGTTTAATTATAGAGTATTTTAATTTATTAACAAGTGATAATAGTTTTAAGTCTAAACTTTTCTCGATTGGGACTAAGGAAACATATATACTTTTACTTGTTTTTTTTGATGAACTAAAACCATAACCAGATGCTATTGAAAAAAAATCTTTATTATTTATTAAGATAAAGATAATAATTATAACAAGTGTTAAAATAATAATATTAAGTATCATTTATAAATAATAAAATATTTTAATTATTTTATATATGAATGATTTAATAAATGTTATATCATTATCTATTGTCATAATTATTATTTTCAGTTTCTTTAAAGATATAAATTACAAAAAAATTAATAATTTAACAAATTCACAAGATAGTTAAGTATAAATGTCATTAAAAATAGTAACGTGGAATGTTAACGGTATCCGTAGCAGAATTTTTAATGATAAACCCAGTACTCAATTAACAAAAAATCATATTTTCATTCCTGAGGAAAATAGTTCGTTTTATAATTTATTACAGAATGAACCAGATATTATTTGCATACAAGAAACAAGAACAGAAAAAAGTATAAGTATTGAAAATTATCACGAATATTTTAATCATTCAAAATTAGATGGTGCTCGTAGTGGAAATAGATATTCTGGAACAGCAATTTATACAAAGATAAAACCAAATAAAGTTGAATATTCTATTCCGGATTATTTAGATCAAGAAGGTCGAATTATAATTATATATTTTGATACATTTATATTGATAAATGTTTATACACCAAATTCAGGTACAAATTTTGAAAATCGACTTAATTGGAATAATGCTTTTTTAACACAATTACAAAATCTGGATAAACCAATCGTGTTCTGCGGCGATCTTAATGTCGCATATAGACCAGATGATGTTCATTTTAATTATAAAAGTAGTAGCACATATAAAACAAATACTGAAAATATTGTTGGATATTTACCAGAAGAAATAAACTTTATGGAAAAATTACTGAAATTGAATTATAAAGACTGTTATCTTGAATGCAACGAAAATTTATATGATATTTGTTCAGATTTCGGTGGATTTACGTGGTGGGACCCACGAGCAAAAAAAATTAAAAATGAAAATACTGGAATTGAAGTTGGAGGATTGAGATATCAAAATTATGGATGGAGACTTGATTATATATTAATTAAAGGTGATATCAAAATAATTGATTGCAAAGTTTTAAAAACAATTGGAGAAGAATATAGTCCACAAGGAAGTGACCACGCACCAGTTTTATGTGAAATGATTATTCATTAATTTCAGCTTTATCTTTTTATTCTTTATCTTTATCTTTTTATTCTTTATCTTATCTTTATCTTTATCTTTTTATTCTTTATCTTTTTCTTTTTATTCTTTATCTTATCTTTATCTTTATCTTTTTATTCTTTCTTTTATATTTTTCTTCTTTATTAATCCTTTAAAAAATTTTTAATCCATCTTTTTTCATTTCTATCATATGCTCTTGCTGCTCTATCTCTATTTTTTTCTTCTAATTTAAGTGCATCGGTTCTCTTTTTTTGTTCTGATTTAAGTGCATCATCTCTCTTTTTTTGTTCTGATTTAAGTGCAGCATCTATCTTTTTTTGTTCTTTTTTTAATTCTTTTTCACGTTCAGCGTGTTCTTTAAACATCCACCGAGCTTCGCTTAAATGATATCTTTGAAACTCGGGAGTTTGTGCCTGATATTCCATCCTTCTCAACCGATCTTGTTCAAATGCTTCGGCGAATATCCTTTGTTGATTTATTCTATCTTGTTTAAGTGTTTCATTTCTATTATCCATATAATCTTTCCATTCTTTTTCAGAATTTGCTACCATAAAATGTTTTCCAGTATGATGAATAATTATTCCCCTTGATAAAGCTTCCTGTAATTGACTATAATTAGTTCCTTCTGGTACATCTATCCAGTCACGGTTCGGATAATTATATACTCCAAATTTATTTTTTGTTCGTTTGCGAGTTGTTACCATTTATTATTAATAAATATTATTTAAAAAATAAATGTATTAATAATAAATGGTAAAAATTTTGACAATTAAAAAAATAACGATCCCAAAAAGAATTCGTGAACTAGTATGGAAAAAAAATATAGGGAAAAAATGGCGTGGTAAATGTTATATTTCTTGGTGTGATAACAAATTTAGTGTTATGTCAGCGTGGCACGTAGGACACAATTTACCTGAATCAAAAGGTGGAACAATTGATATTAATAATTTAAAACCAATATGTTGTGAGTGTAATTTAGGTATGGGTAATAGACATACAATAGATGAATGGTCAAATATGTACAGCGAATTAAGCTTAAATAAATTAGAAGAATCCGCGATTGAAACTTTAACTAATTTATAATCTCGCACTTGCACCACCACTTCCACTTGTTCTACCACTTCCACCACCGCCACCTATTTTACCACTTCCACCACT